GCACAAAGGCTACGTGGGTGTTCTTTGACGAAAGATACAGAGAACTTTTCAGAGGGCAGGATAACTGGAACATGAAGTTCAGTATCATTACCCTCGATGAAAAGAAAGCGAAAAAGATTGAAGTAGGCGTGCCAAGCCCACGGGAAAGACTGCGAGCAATGCACGAATACACAACACTAAACAAAGGCGGGGCTACATTAAGACTTCGCCCGTTTATTATTGGCGTTTCATCAAAGGACTACAAGGAACTGATAATAGCCGCGCACGATGCGGGGGCAACAGCGGTTTCAACGGAGTTTTTCTGCCTTGAAGGGCGCTCGGTGAACATAGCGAAAGAACACTACGCAGTCATAAGCGAGTGTTGCGGGTTCGATGTAGTGGATTTCTACAAAAAACATTCATCGGGAAGCGGGTATTTAAGGCTCAATCGAAGCATAAAAGAGAAGTACATAAAAGAAATGAAATCCTTGTGCGACAAACTCGGCATGAGGTTTTATGTATCTGATGCACACTTTAAGGAACTATGCGCTAACGGGTGCTGTTGTGGGCTTCCGCCAGAATGGAATTATTCGAGGGGAAACTTCTCTTACGCTTTACAGCTTTGCCGAAGAACGGGTGAAGCAAAATGGAGCGACATCGAGACGGATATGTATTATCTCGAAGATGTTCCTTATATCGGCGCAGACGGGTTCAACACTAACTCGTCAGAAAGGCGGGCGAAGTTCCACGACCAGAGCCTAAAGGATTATCTGCATTACCTTTGGAATAACCCAACGCAAGGGCAAAGCCCATACAAAATGTTCGAGGGCGTTATGCGACCAAATGGATTTGACGAAAACGGTGACATCATTTACATATATGACGAGAGCCGCACATTCGTTAAAACAGGCACAACTTGCCACGGCTGTACGCAGGACGGATTTTTGGACGTTTTAGAGTAAAAAATAAACAAATTCCCTCAAAAAGTATTGACAAAGTGTGTACTTTTTAGTATCATTAAGTCAGAAAGGAGGGAACGGAAATGAGCAAGAAAAAAAGAAGCGGCAATAAGGTCGTTGAACAGCTTAACCTCATTACCGCTATAATCAATTTAATAACTGCCGTGTTATTACTGATTATAGCATTTAGGGGCGGCTAGTCAAGAGGGGAGCTTCAAACTCCCCTTGGGGCTCCCTGCTCATTTTCAAAAGTTATGAGAAGCATCGTAATTATTATGGCGTGCGCGGCAATCGTGCTGGCTCTGATTAGCGTAACAATAGCGCTAAAGAATATGAGGGGCGGTGACGATTAATGGCGGCACATATTAAAGAGAAGCGGACGGACGTTATTCAAATGAAGATAGCTCCGTCTTTGAAAAAAGCGGCACAGGAAAGAGCCGCACAAGAAGGGCGGTCTTTGAGCAACTATATTGAGTGGCTTATGATAGAAGACCAAAAGGCAAACAAAGAGAGCGTCGTCAAGTAGACGGCGTTTTTCTTTGCACAATAAAACCATACGAAGGACTGCTATGGCTAAATCGAAATTAAAATACTGGCTTGAAGACGGGCGCGATGCTCTAACGGATATAGTGAAGTCTGTAAGAACGGATAGAGAAATCTTTGAAGCGATGGGCGTGACAAAGGATACATTCTATCGGTATATGAAGAATGCAGACTTTTCTGACCTCATTAAAAACGCACGCACGGAACAAATGCTTGCAAACAAGGAACGCCTTAAACAACTGCACGAAGATATGTGGAAGAATGCACATGAGCAGATTGTTGAGGAAACCATAAAAGAGGTAGAGGAGAAGGACGGCAAGAAGTATAAATACGTAAAGCAGACCACTAGGAAAATGGCGGGCGACACCACTCTACAGATTTACCTTGACAAGACGTATGGCAAGAACATCAATTCCGATGAAATCCGTTCAAGAACTGAATTAAACAAGGTTAGGACGGACGTCCAAAGGCTTATGCTCAACCCAGACTTGGACGAAAGTATGAAAATCAAGCTTGAAGCGGTCAAGCAAATACTCGGAGGTGTTGATAGTGTTATCGGCAAAGCAAAATGAGTATTTGCAGAACTGCAATCATCGCTGGAACATAAAGACGGGTGCAACGGGTAGCGGTAAAAGCTGGCTCGACTACGTATATGTCATACCGAAAAGACTTCAAGTGTTGCGGGGCGAGGGCGCGGTCATACTCTTGGGTAACACCAGAGGTACCCTTGAAAGGAATATTCTTGAACCGATGCGAGCCGTATGGGGCGAAGGGCTTGTCAGTAGTATAAGAAGCGACAACTCCGCAATGTTATTCGGGCAAAAGGTATATTGTATGGGCGCGGATAACAAGAAGCACGTTGACAGGATACGAGGAATGTCCATTGAGTACGCTTACGGCGACGAAATGACCACGTGGACGCAAGGCGTCTTTGAAATGCTTAAATCTCGTTTAAGGTGTGCGCATAGCGTGTTTGACGGAACCGCAAACCCAGAGAACCCTAACCACTACCTAAAGACGTTCATTGATTCCAATGCCGATGTGTTTTGTCAGACATCAACCATATACGACAATCCGTTTCTACCAGAGCATTTCATAAAGGAACTTGAAACGGAATATGCTGGCACTGTCTATTATAAGCGATACATATTAGGCGAATGGGCGGCGGCTACGGGCTTAATTTATCCGATGTACGAAGAAGCCCTTTTAGACACAGGCTTTGATGACCTGCGTGGTAAATATACCGACTACGTACTTTCTATTGACTACGGTACGAAAAACGCCTTTAGCGCGGGCTTGTGGGGCAAGTACAGAGACGTATGGTACAGGTTCGATGAATACTATTACAGCGGACGTGATACAGGCGTGCAAAAGGACGACAGCGAGTACGGCGACGACATAGACGACTTCACGGAGCAAATAGCAGACAGATTAAGCGGTAAGTTGCGGACAATTATAGACCCGTCAGCCGCTTCTTTTATTACTCTGCTCCGTAAGAAAGGCAGATACAAAGTCGTGCCAGCAGACAACGCCGTAAATGATGGCATAAGGGAAACCGCAACAGCACTAAAGACTGGCAAGATAAAGATATATCCGTGTTGTAAGAACTGGGAGAAGGAGGCTTCTGGCTACGTCTGGGACGAAAGCGAAACAGCCGACAAGCCTATAAAGATAAACGACCATGCAATGGACGACACAAGGTACTTTGTCAAGACCATGCACATAACAAAAGTGAAGAGACCAATAGAGGACTATCTGTTCTATTGAGGTAACTAAATGAAAACATATCAAGACCTTTTAAACGTAGGCGCAAACGAAAACGACAGGAAAAACTTTGTGCGTGCGCTTATCAACGAGCACAAATCATCAAAAGACTACAAGATTGCGGCTGATGCCTATGAGTATTACTGCCATAGGAACGTCACAATCAGCAAGTACAGAAAGTTACTCTACAAGGTAACAGGCGAACCTATCGAAGACAGGTTCACAGCCAATTACAAAATGGCAACACGCCACTTCCATAGGTTCGTAATACAGGAAGTGCAGTATCTTTTGGGAAATGGTATAAGCTGGGGCGAAGAAGGCACAGAGGACAAGCTGGGCACTAAAAGGCGTTCGTTCGACAGGCAGGTAAAAGATGCGGCAATCAAAGCCCTTTGGGGCAAGGTGGCGTTCGGTCTGTTTGATAAAGACCATGTTGAAGTGTTCAGCTATCTTGAATTTGTGCCGCTATACGATGAAACCAACGGCGCACTTATGGCTGGCGTGAGGTTTTGGCAGATAGACGAAAAAAAGCCGTTAAGGGCTACGCTTTACGAAGTGGACGGATTTACAAAGTATGCTTGGAGCGATGATAACTCCATAGCTGACGAGCCAAAACGCGGTTACAAGGTGAACATTGGCACGACAGAAGCGGGCGGCGTAGAGATTTACAACTACGAGAACTACCCGACCTTTCCAATCGTACCGCTGTGGGCTAACGGCGAACACCAGTCAGAGATTGTCGGGTTGAGGGAGCAGATAGACGCATACGACCTTATCAAGAGCGGTTTCGCTAACACGGTAGACGAAGCGTCAATCTTCTATTGGACAATCAACAACGCTGGCGGTATGGACGATGTTGACCTTGCGAAGTTCGTAACGCAAATGAAGACCATACACGCCGCAGTCGTGGACGAATCTGGAGCAACGGCGCAGAGCCACACGATGGAAGCCCCGTATCAGAGCAGAGAAGCGCTTCTTGAACGACTTGAAGCCGATATG